AACTGGAGATTACATTGTTAATGTTTCAGCATCTACATCACAGTCATTGTCATCAGTTTTAGCTATCGGAAAATCTATGGATTTGAGTTTAGTGCTAAACATGGTAGTTGGAAGAAATCTTACAGAGTTTAATATTGATGGAGTTAAAATGGATATTAAATGGAAGGATGCTTTAGTATCATCTACAGATAATTTAACAGCATATCCAAATTCATTTAATTTATATGAGTTTAAAATAATTAGATCTGGTTCTGGTGCTACAGCAAATGATTATCTAGTTTTAGGTAGTATTAGCAAATACGTGTAACCTAAATAAAATATATGATTGATCGTAGAATAGGGAAGATTAAGGTTAGAAGAGGTACAAATGATTGTAGGAAAACTATAATCTTTGATGAAGGTGAACTTCTTTATACTACAGATACAAAGAGGATGTATGTTGGTGATGGAAAAACTTTAGGTGGAATTTTAGTATCAAATAAGAATATTGTCACAGTAATGGATAGTACAATTGCTGATGCTAATATGGAAACTGGTGATTTAATTTATAATCAAAGAAAAGATGTTACATATATTATAGATGGTAATAGACAATTAGTACCAATATTAATTGGTTGTAGAGGTTTATTTCAGATTTTTGAGAATTTTCTTCCATTATCTGGAGGAACTATGTTTGGTACTATCAATATGAATAATAATAAAGTTATTGATGTTCCATGGCCAGAGCAAAATAAGGATGCTATTCCTAAAATATATATTGATAAAAAATATAAAGAATTGTATGATTTGTTATTATCATTAAAAAGAATGTTAGAAGAGATTGGAGATAATTGTCTTAAATTTGATGATAATAAACTTAAGAAGACATATAACATATTACTTCAAAATAATAAAAATATATATTCAGAAGGTGATACTGCTGTTTTCTTGGTAGATACTGTTAATGTACCAGATGGAACTGTATTATATTGGGAGATTTTAGGTACAATAACGGCCCCAGATATTTTAGGAAATATATATACTGGTGAAGTTACAATTAATGGTAATAAAGGAACTATAAATGTTTCATTTGCGATTGATACAATACCAGCAGAAGTTGAATCTGCTAGATTGTTATTAAAAAATGCTGATGGTACGGTTGTAGCAGCAAGTTCTACAATAACTCTGAGAGATGAAGTTGTTGATGTGGTTGGTAGGTTATTAACTACTGATGGTATACCAATTGATACTTCTGAAGGAGATAATATTTTATCTGAAGGTATTTCAATTAGTTAATTTTTTAATAAATAGATTTTATGCCTGATATTAGAGTAGATGAAATACTTCCTTTGACAACCCCATTAAAGGGGGATGCTACAACTATTGTTGTGCAGGATTTACAAACAAGAAGAGTGACTATGCAAGCACTTTCTTCTATTATAGCAAATTCTGTTCCTTCAGATACTCCAGTTGGTCAAGTATCTTTTTTTGCTACAACAGTAGCACCTAATGGTTGGATAGAATGTAAGGGTAGTAAGTTGAATATTGTCGGAGAGTATAATGAATTATATAAAGCAATCGGTCATACATTTACAGATATTTTAAATCCATCAATAGATAAAAGTAAGTATTTTTATGCTCCTGATTTAAGAGGTTATTTTATTAGAGGATTAGATAATGGTGCTAATGTTGATGAAGATACTGCAAGAAAATTAGGTAGTATACAAGAAGATAGTATTGAGAGTCACACGCATTCAATGTCATTTGAAAAGGAAGATACTGCTGGTGGAGATCAACAAAATACTTTATATAATGTTGATCCAAATGATAAAAGAGGTACCGGAAGTTTAAAATTAAATACAGATTCTTTTGGTGGAGCGGAAACCCGTCCTAAAAATGTTGCATTATTACCATGTATTAAATATTCTGCTGCTAAAGGTCCAGCTACACCAGTAACATCAGGACCATCTTCATCTACATTTACTGGTATAGATATATCTAAAGATTCTGGTAGTGTTGGTTCAGTTACAGAGCTTAAATTTACAGGTAATGTAGATGTATCTAAAACTGGTGATGTAGGAACTATAAATGTAAAAAGTTCTGGTTCTGGTGGTCGTCCTACTATATTAGGATTTCCCGTTTTTAAAAATTCTTATTGGATTAGATCCGTAATTACAGACGAACCATCTTTATTTGGTTGGGGGCAACATACAACGTGGTTAAATTTAGATGTAAATTCAATAAATAATTGGCCACCAATGAGATATACTTTTGATAACTCATATTTGATTGATAATCCAAATTTGAGAATAGTTAAATCTATAATTAGTATATATTATCAAGTTTTATTATTAAGTGATGGAACATTGTGGTTAAATGGATATTTATATGCTGATGGATTAACGGGATTTGGAAAATCGAATACTTATACTAGAAGATATATAAAACTTGAAACAAATATTAAATTTGATGATTTTGATGTTGCTGTAGATAATAACGTTCAGAATATTTCATTTGCTGCGATAGAACGTACAACTAGAAAATTGTATACTTGGGGTGTTAATAATACAGGTCAATTAGCGCAAAATTCAACTACGGGTATTACTTCTCCCACATTAGTATCTGATAATTCAACAAAAAAAGTTAAAGAAGTTGTATTTTCTTCTAATGATCTTGCAGCGAAATTATTGGTACTATATGATGATAACACATTGTATTCTTGTGGAGCTAATGAAGTAGGACAATTAGGTATTGGAAATACAACGCAGCAAAATAAATTGATTCAATGCAAAAAAAATAGTACAACATTAGTTTCAGATGCAAAAAAAATTGTTGGGACTGGAAATGGGAATAATTTTAATAGTGCATATATTAGTACATCAGATGAATTGTTTGTTTGTGGTTATAATGGTGTAGGAAATCTAGGAGATGGAACTAAAACAAATTCTAGTTATTTTATAAAAGTTAATATTCCAGAAAAAGTAAAACAGGTTGTAACTGCTGGTGGTTGGTTAGATAAACAAAGAGGAGATGATAATACTTATTATGCTTATGGAACAAATTATTTAGTGTTGGGTGAATCAGGTAAAATGTATTCTTGGGGTAGAAATCACTATGGTCAATTGGGTCATGGAGATACGACTGATACTGTTTCTCCTAAATTAATAGATAGCATGAAGGGTATAGTTATACAAAAAATATTTGGTCAAGATGCTTGGGGATCTGGAAGAGCATTTGCGTGTTTGGATGTAAATGGAAAGGTGTATATGACTGGTTATAGCGTTCCTAGCCTTTCAAATGAGTATTTACTTACTAAAGCTTGTACAACTTATACTAGAATACAAATACCTGAAAAGGTAGTGGATGTCGCATTGGTCGATGGTGCTTATAGAGGTAATGTTTCAGGTGGGCATTTTTATGCTGGATTGTTTTTAACTGAAAATAATAAACTTTTTTCATTTGGTGTTGGTGGTGCTGCTGGAGAGGTTTCTAATAACGTATCATTCCCAGTAGAAATTAAGATTTAATATTAAATACAAATATGTCAGATGATGTAAAAATAGATCAGATTCCTTTGTTGAATGTTCCTTCAGTACCATTGAAGGGTAGTGCTAGTGCATTAATAGTACAAGATTCTAGTACATTGAGGGTTCAAGTATCAGTTTTATCATCATATATATATAATTCTGTAGTAGAAAATAATCCATCAGATATTCCAGTAGGACAAATAGCTTTTTTTGCTAGAAGTACTCCACCAGAAGGTTGGTTAGTTTGTAATGGAGATTTATTAACTAAAAGTGAATTATATAATGCATTATTTGATGCTATAGGAAATACTTTTAATAGACCTACTGATACAGATCCTACAAAATTTAGAATACCAGATTTAAGAGGTAGATTTATAAGGTCTTGGCAAGATGAAAATAGTGGAGATGATGCTGGAAGAGAATTTGGAAGTTACCAAGAAGATGATTTTAAAAGTCATAAACATGATATAGTAGATACTGGTAATCCAGAAGTTGATGTTGAAGGTGGGATGGATGTCGGTGGGACTACAGCAGGTACAGGAACAATAGCTAGTACTCAATTAACTGGTGGAAGTGAAACTCGTCCAAAAAATATATCATTATTAGCATGTATACGGTATGCTCAAGTTAAAATATCTTCTATTATAACTAATCCATCTATAACAACTTCTAATGGTATTACTGTTAAAGTTGGTGATACACTTTATAGTGATGTTAGAGAATTGGAAATTGTTGGAACAGAAGTCAGTGCAGTAAAACAAAATCAATTATTAAAAGTACAAATAGATAAACCTGAAACGCCAGTAGTTAATACTACAATAACCGAAATTAACACATTAAAAACTACTGACAAAATTGTTGATGTTGTTAGAAGACCAATAATTTTAGGTTTGGTTCAAGATTATTTGTGTATAAATGAAAGGATGATTGTTACATCCGATCCAGCTATAGTTGTTTGGGGGAATAATTTTGAAAATAATTTTGATCCTAAAGCTAATGATATTTGGCCACCTCAAAGAGCAAGGTTTGAAGATAATTTTTTGTTTGAAAATAGAAATATTAAAATTACTAAAGTTATCGCTAGTAATTATTGGAAAATTGCTTTAATGAGTGATGGTAGTTTGTGGATTTGTGGTTATGCTTATACTATTGATTACGTTGGTATACCTAAAGGTCTTAAAACGGCAGGTTTTGTGAAAATAAATACATCTATAAAATTTAAAGATATAGATTTTGCTGCTGATAATAATAGTAGACGTATTTCTTTTGCTGGCATTTCAATTGATAATAAATTATATACTTGGGGTGTAAATGTTGCTGGTGAATGTGGTCATGGACATAAGAATGCTATAACTACTCCAACATTAGTAGAAAGTGTTAAAACAAAAGATGTTAAACAAGTAGTAATGTCTGCTAATGATGAAGCTAGATGTAACATGAAAGTATTATTTACTGATGGTACATTATGGGCTACTGGATATAACTATCACGGACAATTAGGTGTTAATGATAATACTGAAAGAACTACATTAACTCAATGTAAAGATAGTTCTAATAATCCTATAACTAATATTAAATTTATTGTTAAAGGAAATTGGCCTAATATATATCAAGGAGCTTGTGTATCTAACGATGGTAAAATTTATACTTGTGGGATAAATGGTAATGGTAATTTAGGTTTGGGTGATAAAACCAATAAAAACCATTACAGCCAAGCAACAATACAAGATAATAAAAAAATAGTTTCCATGGTTGGAACTGGATATTCGACTAATGTTTCTTATATGGCATTAGATGAAGATGGTAGAATTTATACTTGGGGTTGTAATTCTTATGGATTGATAGGTAATGGAACTACAGCAGTACAAACAACTCCATATAAAGTTGGTGGTAAAGTTGCAACAGTTAGAATACAAAAATTATATTCTTCTGGTGGATATAGTAATTCTAGTGCTTTTGGTTGTATAGATGTAAATAAAAATGTTTGGATGTGTGGATATTATATTCCTGATTATGTAAGTTATGCAGATAATTATTCATCAACATTTATTAAAATGCCAATAAATTCTGTGGAAGATATGGTTCTGCATTCAGGATATAGTGGAGATTATAAAACTCATTATAATCATATGGCTACAACATTTTTAGTTGAAAACAATAGAATATTTAGTTTTGGTATTAATGGAAATTCATCTACATTCGGAGCTAGACAAGAAAACTATATGTTTCCTGTTGAAGTATTCGTATCTTAAAAATTTATGGCAGAACAAATTAAAGCAGTAATTAAGTTACGCCGAGGCTCAGAAGCCGAACGGCTTGCTACTTCTGTTCAAGAAGGTGAAATTGTATATTCTACTACTAAGAAAAGAGTTTATGTTGGTGATGGCGTTACGACTGGTGGAAATCTAGTTGGTAATAAGACATTTTTTAGTAATGATATTAATTCTTTAAGTAATTTAACTCAAGGTGATCTTTGGTTTAATACTAGTAATAGTTTATTATATGCTTTAACTGGAGCAGATCCAGTAGGGATTAATTCTTATATTAGATTGAGCCAACTTCCAGACAATAATACTATTGAAATAAATCCAAATGGATTATTTAGTGTTAAATCTAGTGCCTTATATTTTTATCCTAAAAGTGGTGGGAAAATAGAAGGTGATATAGACATGGATGGTAAATGGAACATAGTAAATCTAAAAGATCCTACTAATTCAAAACATCCAGTAACATTAGGATTCTTTGATACTAAATTAGGAGAATTTAATTCTAAATTTAATACTTTAACATCTGGACTTGATGATAAATTTGTTAAAAAAGCTGGAGATACAATGACTGGTAAATTAACCATTCAAACTTCTGATACAGTAGCATTAGATTTAAAAAGGAATTTAACATTAAATGATAATTTAATAGAAAGATTTTCGCCTAAAATTAAAAATATTTCTGTAAAAGATTATACATTAACTCAAGAAGACAATGGTTGTATAATTTGTAGTAATTATATTTATGATAA